ACGCCATCCAAAATCATTAAATGATTAAGATTCATATTCTTGATTTTAATTCCATAACAATCTTCATCTATGTTTACCCAAGCTTCATTACTCCAATGAGCCGAGGATTCTATGAGTTCTTCTAATTCTTTAGGAAAAGTATTCATTAATAATAAATAACTTATCTATAGAAACAAAAAAGGAGAAGCTTCAGCCTCCCCTTCTTTTAACATGAAATTAGATTTTAAATTAAGTTAGCTTTTCTCTAGCTGAAAAACTTAAAGTTGCAAACTCTCCATTTGATCTTGATTCCGAGGTTTCCGTAATAAAATAAGTTGTTCCATCCAGAGTAAATTCCGCCCCTAATGCTGGATCTGTTTTTGCTGATTCTTTTACAAAAGTTCCTGAGATTTCAGAACTCTTCTGAACCGCAACTATTGCTATTGTTTCACCCATACTTCCATTTAATTCTGTAACCTCACTAGGTCTGACCAGAGAATAATCCTGAAGTACGAATTGATCTGTTCCCACAGAAAGAACCTTGGAACCAAATAGATACTTATTTGGGGGATTAATTGTTACATTTGCTGTCATAGTTATAAATTCCTTTTACTTATAATTAATTTATCTAGCTCCTTCTAATGTCATTTTAGAAAGTATTTTATTGAGAATGATAAATAGGTAATATCTGAATTACTTGATTCATCTACATCTGTTGTTGCTGATTCTTCTCTAACTTCAAGAATTTGGTAGAAATCATTATTTAAATATTCATGTTCTGGCATCATGCTCAATCTTACTAAAGCTAATTTATCTGGATGATTTTTTATCTTAGCTCTATTGGAAGACACAACAAAAGCCATTGATCCTTGATAAGCATTATATTTCCTATAATCCCCAACCATTGATACAGCTTCATCTAAATTCCCATCATTCTCGAAATATACTTGTATTACTTGGTCAGTAATTTCTTCTGAATATCTGGCTTGAACAGATTGAACGCCAACTTCATTTAAAGCTCCTACAACAATCTTTTCAAAGTTATCTTCAAATTTTAATTGCTCTGGAATATTCATGGAATTAATTCAATTACAAATCTATAACCATGATCAAATTCTAGTTCTTCAATTTGCTTAATTTGAAAAGTTTGATTTTTATGCAAAACAATATCATTTAGATTTGGGCTAAAATCTCCAGAAGGAATAACAATATCTAGAGTTTTATTTTTATAAAATCCAGCCACTTGAAGATTCTTTGTTGTTGCTGACTGAGAAACCAAACAATTGATTTTCTTATTTTCAATTATTATCTCCTGACCATATAAATGGCACTCCAACGAAAGTTGATCAGTTAAGGATTCTATATAATTCTGCTCCATGAAAATAGCCCAGTTATCTAGCTCCTAAAATTACCAAGTTAACTTGGTTTTTTCAGCTTAACTTTCAGCCGACAAATCAGAATCCAAAATATCCAAAGTTGCGGTAATACTATAACTTCTTCTTAATTTTGAATCAGAAAGCAGAATTAAATTTCCCCTATTCACCAATAAACTCTCAGGTTTATCAGTTAGATTTGAAATATTATTTGTTGCCGTTTCTAATAAGCCGTAAAAAACTTTTCTTCCATCAGCTTCTTCATGAGTTCCATCATAATCCGCAATATCATCAGTTGATATTAAAAGATAGCTTTTATTTGGAGTTAACTCAGGGGCAACTGCATCAGATCCATTTGTTAAATTTGTCGCAGAAAATCCTCCATTCGTTAAAGTGTTAGAGCTTGTTCCTGTTGCAGTATAACTAATTTCAAAAACATCAGTAAATTCAGAAGGAGCATGATTTCCATAATGAGTTTTTATAGCTGAAAGAGTATAACTATCAGCACTCAACTCTAAAGAAATCAAAAAATCATCTCCAGTATTTGTATACGCTACTCCACCAGATCCAACATTATCAATAATCTGAACAGAAAGATTATTTCCATTAGCTCCAGCAGTTTTAGCAGTAAATGTTAATCCATCAATATCCGCAGAAGCAGAAGTTGCATTCTGCCCAGAAACCTCTTGAACATCTCCGTTAGAATCCGTTACAAGAAATTTAGAGTTTGGGAAAACTGAATTTACAGAAATATCTGCCATTTTCTATTGTCCTTTTACCCAAGCAATTGAATTAACATTTCCAATGGAACAGCCAAATAAGCTAGTAAAAGCTCCATTTAAAGTTCCAGTTGTTGCATCAAAAAATTCTCTATAAGCTACATTTAGCCCCAAACTTGGAATAGTAAATTCTTCATAAGCTGTTAAGGTTTCTCTTCCTTGAGTTTCTGGAAGCCTATTAACAATTGCCAAGCCATCTTTCGCACAGGCAAAAGCGACACATTTGCCAGATGTATTAGCTTGCTCCAAAACGCTAGTTGGATGAACCTTCATTCCAAATAAAGATCCAAATCTTCCATCAGCCATTACAGAACTTCCATAAACATCATTTGTACTAGGAAGCAAACTCGAATGAGCCGAAGAACTTAAAACCAAGTATCTATCCAAACTTGTCCCAGAGCTATCAAGCTTTTTAACCAAAGCTTTCAAAGTTGTAAGATCAAAAGCTGTTGCGGCTTTGGTTGCAGTTGCACTTCCACCACTTGCTTCAATTTCAGCTTTAATCTTTTGAAGAATAAATAAACCAAAAGCATTAGCATTAGCTTGAACATAATTCTGAAGATTAACAGGAGATTTATACAGCTCATTATCAGATAATCTAAATGGCTTTATAACCTCATTAACACTAATTGAAGCCGTAGTTACTGCACTCGCAGAAGTTGCCGAGTAACCAGCATTATTTCCCGTAGTTGTAAAATCTCTTGCAGGATCTGAACTATCCACAATTGGAACTTTAATAGTTGATCCTCTTCCAGAATATTCACTGGAAACATTTAAACTGAAATTAGCCAATGGAGCTAATAAATCATCTAGTACTTCTATTGCTGAAGCTACTATAACATCTGAACTTTGAATTGAATTTGCCATAATATTTTACCTTTTATATAAAGTTGCTTTATCTATCTCCTTGATGGATCTGGAATGAATGAAGATTCTCTAGAACTAATTTATATTTAACATTCCAATCTTTTGTTGATTTGATTGTTTCTGAAATATCTTCCTTCTCAGAACTAAAACCATGATCTAATGGCTCAGTACCAATATCAAAAGAATCAACTTTGGCTTCTAGTTTTTCTACTTGAGCTTCATATTCTGAATTAGTTTCAGATAGGCTTTCATTTTCATCTCTTAACTCTTTGGCCAACTCCATAATAATTGATAATTCCTTTTCAAGTTGGCTAACTTTTGCCTCTAAATCCTCAACAGGATTTACTTCCTCAGTTTCTGTAATTTGTTCTTCCATAATTGTTATATTTTCTTTTTTAAATTGTTTTTCTTTTTGGCTAAACAGGCCGTTAGGATTTGTCGCTGGAGTTGATACAACTGACCAAGCTAAAACTTTTTCACAGAAAGCATATATTTGAGTATCTTGACTTTCAGGAATTTCATTATCCAACATTACTAATTCTCCTTCTTCATTATAGAATCCAGAATTAATTAGAGCTTCAACAGATATTCCAAAAACTTCAGGAGCTTTTTCAGCTAATTCAAAGAAAGTATTATATTCTTTTTCATTGCCATCCTTCCAAGCATTAAGCCCAGAGAAATCTCCAACAATTTGATATTCTCCATTTTCTTTTTTCTTCTTTTGGAAATTTTCAAAAAAGCCAATTGAAGATAAAGCTTCATTCTCATCAGAATGTTTATAATACGCCTTAACTTGAGTTCCATCAATACATTCAAGAAAGCTATCTAAACCAGCTTCATTCAAAAACATTCCATGCCCAAGAATTTCTCCTGTCGTTATTAAACTAACTTCAAGGATTTCTCCGTTTTCTAAATCAATCTTTTTGATATTAGGATTTGTTGAAAAGTTTTTAGTATCCATTTCTAATAAAAGCTTTATCTATCTCCTTCTAAAAGCTCACTCCATTGGCTCGCCATTGCATCAGCAATTCCAGTATAAAATTTACTTCTTAATTTTTTATTTGCCCCTCCAATCCACCAAATCCGTTTTTTTAACTTATCTGGCAAATCTTTAGTTTCTTCCCATACATTATTGGTTTCCTCTAGTAATGGTAAATTCTTCAGCCAAAGCCCAGTCTTCTTTGATTCTTTATGGCCATGATGAAACGGCTGAACATATTGATCTGGTTTTCTTATTCTTGAAGAAATAACAGAAACAGGATTCTCAATACAAATTCTTGGAATTGGAGCATCCATTAATTTTTGAACAAAATCTAGAGCGTCATTCTGCTGTTGCCTTCTATTTGGAAATTTAGGATTTGCTCTTCTTTCGCTTGTTGGCAAATGACGATCCTCTGGATGATATAAACACCATGTTCCAGTTACAGAAAGAAAAGTACAAGGAGGATGGGCTATCATCAAATCCCAACCTTCATCAAGATGATCCAATGCATCTCCAATAATATGATTTCCTTCTGATTCAGTTGGAATAATATCAATACTCCATGCATCATGCCCAAGCTTAGAGAATGCATCCCTAACTATTCCAGAATATTCACAAGCTATAAGTACTCTTGCCACATAATGGCAACGAGCTATCTACTAATCTTTTTGATAAGGATTTCCCAGGGGAAATCCTACTAAATATCTTTCTCTTGATCTTGGTTCTCTTCTTCTGAATTTTCAGCAATATCTGATTGCTCAGATTCAAAAGCTTCCTGAGATTTTAAAGTAATTGGCCTTCTTGCTCCTCCATCATCTTCCCACGCATCCAGCACAGGCTTTTCTGCTTTTGGCAAATCCAAAGATTCCCTAAAATAATCTTCATCCTTTTGCTGAGGAGTAATTGATCCTCCCCTAACTCCAACTCCGTAGGCTTCAATCTTTTTCTTGATATCTTCTGAATCTTGATTTGATAGATCTGGAGAAGCTCCCAAAGAGCTTTCTTTTTCCTTATTCATCAATTCCTCCAATAATAATTTATCCTTGGCAATCTGTTGAGCCTCTTCAGCAAAATCTCTTCCTTTCTCAGCGAATATTTCAGTATAACTTGCTAAGTTATTTTCAATAGCCATCTTATCCATTTGGATCTCCTTCTGCTTGTCCAAAACAGGAAGATAAGTCCAATTGAAATTGGTTGAATCTTGATGATCAATTTGATTCAAATCTCCAAACTTAATAGCCTTGGAAGTTTTCCAATTAACAAATCTTCTTAAGAACTGATCCTCCATTAATTCCCGATATTGTTTGAATTTATGATTGGATTGAGTTTTGGTAACCCTACTTGAAGCGAAAGTTGAGGAGCTAAATCCAGAAATTGCTTCAGGACAGCCCAAAATTGGAGAGGCAACAAAATTTACTAAAAAAAGAAGATACTTTTCAACTTCACTTACTCCGCTTGATGCATCAATTGTTTTTATATCTTCGCCATTTTCGAGCATCAGTAAACTCATTGGCTCAATCTTTGTAAAACTGCTCCTTGAAGCCTCATCCATGTTATTCAAGCTCCATCTTTCATCATAGGGGCTATTACTGGTTATGGCACAGGCAAAAAGGCTATTTACCTTGATTTTCATGGTGTAGGAAGCTTGGATCTCCTCGATGGATTGTAGAGCGTTCATAGAACTGGCAAGCATTGGTATTCCTCGTAAACTTCCAATTCTTGTTAGGTTTCTTATAAAAATTCCATCTTTTGCTGAAATATAAGTTCCTTGATCCTTATTGATGTTCCCATTAGCGTCAAAACCTACAACTCTAAAATGAGTAATTGCTCCAAGCTTATTAACTCGTACTCCGTTAATCTCATCCGCTTTCCTTTTAGAAGGATCTTGAGAACTAGAAATCCTTTCAGATGGAATCAGCTGGATCTTTCCGTTTTTCAAAAGAACAATCAAGCAATCTCCAGCCAATGCTAATTCTTGAATAATGAGCTTTAAACATGAACCTAAATCTAAATTAGTTATTTCACAATTTTGTAAATAATTTTTAAATAATTTTTCTTTTTGAATATTAAATTCTTCGTTATCTGTTTTTGATTGTATTTGTACCTTACCAATATTTGTTTGAAGACAATCTACTATGCCTGAAGTTATAATATTATTTCTGTAGCTGTTCCTTAAATTGGATAATAATTGAA